TCTTTTGCGCTATTTTCATCGCCACTCATATGATTATTCAAAGTATCAATAAAAATAGCGACTGCATCACCATCTGTTAATTCTTTAACTGCACGAATGATCTGGCTCGCAGCCAACGGATTATCAAGGTCAATAGCCTTGTTTGAGATTACCAAGTTATCAAGACTTGATACGCCATTATGCTTACACCAAGACGCAACCCGCTGACGAATACCGTATTGACCTTCGCCGTTCATGTAAACAACAAAGCCTTCTTTTGTTTTCTTGCCATGCCATTGCTTGCCAGACGCAATAGAACAAGCCATATCCATAGTAAAAAACGTCTTACCTACGCCGCTTTCGCCGTAGACCATCGTAATGCCTTCTGGAACCCACTCTTTAATTACCCAAGCCAAAGGTGACGGCTGCGATAAGAAACTGGTAGCCCTGGTAAAGCGATATTCTTCACTAGGTATAGCCATGCCGTCTAACAAAGAGTTTGCAGCTTCAGAACCTAATGCCGCATTAGCAGCAATATCGCAATCAGGTTCATAACGACTAACTGAACGAACTATTTGCTTAATCTCGCTTGCTGGAAGCGGAATCTCACAACGAGTCTCATTTGCAATGCTGACAGCAGCGTAAATCTCTGCCTCAGTCATGCCGTAGTGACGCATAGCACCTGCCAGTGCCGTTAAGCCATCGTTACGACCACCCTGTATCAATCCACCGCTTGTATTGACGCTAGTTGTACGAGTCTGCTTCAGCTCAAGATACTTAGCCTTCCACTGCTTAGGAATGATAAGTGGCGCAATACCATCAAACGGGTCTGAGCTAGCCTCCCACTCGTACTGGCGATTTTCAATTGTTGATGGGTAAGCCAAAAAGTAACGACCATCAGACAAGAAATCTACGCCATCAACGAGCTTGCATGAACGTATTTCTGGATCGTACTGAGCAATGAAGTGATAACCACCACCTGCCGTGAGTTGAGTAGCACAATCCTCTGGAGCGCCGTTTTCTTGCGTCCACTTGCCCCATGAATCATCACCGCCATTACGAGGGTCAACGTCAAATACACAGATGCCACTGCGCTCACCGGCAGCAATGCCAATGTTGTAGTTAGGATTCTGTTCCCACCACCGCTTAATGCGCTCTACATCTGTTGTAGCGTCATGTACGCCATGAGATGTCGCTGGTAGCTTTGCGTTCTCAAGCACAGGGATGACATTCCAGCCCCACGAAGCATAGATCAGAGCTGCTTCAGCTTTGGTTAGCATATCAATTCCTTTTATCTGGAAACTTGAATTCTGTACCTGTGACAATTCTCGCAAGCTCTGATAGTCTCTTAGATGCGTTGCGATGACCGTGTGCGACCTGCGATAGATACGCTGTAGACGTATGCAGCCTTTTAGCTAAGCTATTCTTGCCATCTGGCGTAAGCTCTCGCCAATACTTGTTGAACTCAATCATAGAGCCTCCTGTGTTGTAGTGACGCAACTATAGCCTAAAAATAAATTTTAGCAAAGCTATTGACACGGAAAATTTTGTCGTGCTATAGTCTTTCCTACACACCAACCGGAATTGTCCGAACGGTGACAACTAGGAGAGTTACATGGCAATTAATTTGAAGTCAACAAATGCCGTCAATGAAGATGGCATTAAGGTTGTGGTTTATGGCATGGCAGGGGCTGGCAAGACTAGTCTGATTCCAACGCTACCAAACCCGATCATCATCAGTGCTGAGTCTGGTCTGTTGTCAATTCAAGGAAGCAACATTCCGTACATTGACATTGATTCGTATGAGTCGCTCATGGAAGCTTATCGTTTCATTGCCGAGTCGGATGAAGCTAAAGGTTTTGACTCCATCGCCATTGATTCGATCAGTGAGATTGGCGAAGTCGTGCTGGCACATGAGAAACGCGTCAATAAAGATGGTCGTGCTGCTTATGGCGAGATGGCTGTGCAAGTCATGGAAATCATGCGTGCGTTTCGTGATGTCAAAGGCAAGCATATCTATTTCAGCGCCAAGTGCGAGAAGGCACAAGACGAGACTGGCCGTATTCTGTATTCGCCATCCATGCCTGGCTCAAAACTGGCACAGCAGATTCCGTATCTAGTCGATGAAGTCTTTGCTTTGCGCGTTGAGAAAGACAGCGAAGGCGTTGTACAACGTGCCTTGATGTGCCATTCAGATGGACTTTGGACGGCCAAAGATCGTTCAGGCAAGCTCTCTGCATGGGAAATGCCTGATCTTGGCGAGATCATCAAGAAGATTGGTGGTGAGTGATGAGAGCGTTTCCAACACAAAACTATGAAACTGATGGCAATGGGAATGTTTGCAGCTATCAACTAGAAGGAATGGACTTGCGTGACTACTTTGCGGCCAAGGCGATGGAAGGTTTGATTGTAGGAATTAATGAACCACGATTTTATACAATTGCGGCTATGGCATATGAAGCAGCAGACGCAATGATGGAGGCTCGGAAGAAATGAACATCTGGCACTTCATTATCATTTGCAATGTCGTAACTATCATTGCAAACATCGTTACTATCGTTACATTGATGAGGATGAAATGACCTACTCCGAACTCTGCCAACTCTGGATTCAGGCAAAAGAAGATGAGCGCAAAGCCATTGAGAATCGTCGCCAATACGAGGACCAATTGCTATCGCTGATTGGCGTTGCTGAGAAC